AAGACCTTTTTTATTTATAAGAATCTGTAGTTCTTGTAGATAATTAAGTTGCTTTCTTTTATTAGCCTTATGCTTAATAAGTTCTAATATAGACTCTTTATTTGATGTCTCAACTTTGACAATAATATCTAACATTATCGAAACACCGGCTGCTCCACCAAGGGCATCATAAATGTCAGTCTCAGAAGACAGCCAAGACTTGAAAGCTACTGGATCAACCTGTGACAATGTTGTTGACCTATAGAAAGATAGAAGTGCACCATAAAATTCATGAATGCCTTTTTCTCCATGAATAATACCCACAATATCTTGTGGTAAATTTTGATTAAAGAACTCTATTGCCCCAGGTTCATTCATGCATAGCGAAAAGATTTGATACTCTAGCGGTATCTCATGTGTCTCTTTTACATCATCAAGAATCATCAAACTTGTTTCCCTTTATTCTCTTGTAGAGACTTTTATTATATTCAGACTTTCGTTTCTTCATACTCTGATAATACTCAGATGAAGTAACACTTTTCTTTGGCGACTTAATTTGTTCCGGTGGAGAACTCTTAATCCCATCTAGGATTCTATCACAAACACTCTTCTCATTAAGAGAATCATTATATCGGAACACTATCAATACAATACCATTATCTTTACACCATTGTGCTTTTTTTATATCTCGTTTTTGCGCTTCTTCAAATTCATATTTTGAATCAAAAAATCTACCAGTATAAAAAAAATGTTGACGACCATGAAACTCTATTGCCAACTTATAAGCAGGGCAATAGATATCTAGTTTCAGCTTATCTCCAATATGATACTCATTAACTATCTCTTCGCCAGGAATTAATTTCTTTAGAAGAAGGGTCAAAGCTGTTTGACCTCTAGACATTTTACGTCTAGAGGTCTTAAGCCAATTCAATCCCATTGAATTAATTTTCTTATTCACTTCATTGATATCTACATCAAGTTCTTTTGCGATATCTGAAACTGAAAGATTTGTATCAAATAAAAGATCTACTAAGAATTCGGTATCGTCTTCTTCTAGTCTTTTATGCTTTTTCATATCAAAGTGAACTCTTATAAAGATTTAAAGTTTTACCAAAATCTACAACTGACATATTTAGATTTTCCCATATCTTAGGCAAGAGTGCAAGACCAAAAATGCCACAGTCAAGAATGCAGTAATCTATCCCACCATCAAACTCAGTAAGCTGAGAATATACTGAATCAAGTCTATCATAATGATTGTTATAGGGCACATTGATTACATGTGTATTATATCCAATATGTTTCTGAACAAGCTTTTTATCATGGAATGATATAGTTACTGTCTTGCTTTCTTTAAAGAAAAAATCTAATACAGTATTATACACCTGTCTGTTATTCATGTAATAATATTCAAAAATATTTGAATAATAATACTCTGCATTCTTGTTTAAACCAATTTTAAAATGTTTACCTGCATCAATGTCAGACATTAAAGTATGAGAAATTGCTTTCATTACTCTCTTATCTGAATTCTTTAACGAAGAAATAATATTCTTTGCAAAAAAACTAGGAAAAGAATTTTCACTATTCTTGCTTAGTCCGACAACTGATGACTTTGGTACGTTGATATAGCTAAACTTTTCGTGCCCCTGAAGGGCTTTAGTTACATTGATTAATGATTGAGTTGGATTTAGAAATGACATTTAAACTCCAAAAATTCCCCAGTCAATTAAGACTGGATTAGGATCTACTATTGAATTAATATGATCTAGATTGTGAAACTCTCCACCATCTAATTTTGAATATCTATCAAATTTTGACTGCTTATCTGCGTCCCTAATGTAACCTAAGTGCTGCATAACTAAGTTAGAGTTATGCCAAAAATTTCTAGCACGAAGCCAATCTACAACATACGTTGGCTCTGATCCACACGCAAGTCTTTTATTTGCAAATCCGCCATTATCAACATATTTAAATATTCTAGAACTATTATTAGGAGCCCAAAGTTTATCTACCCTATATTGAGTTTCATTCCACATATGATAAAAACGTACATTAACTACATCAAAAGGAGAATTATATAACACTTTTTTTATTTCATCATCTCCAATATGAAATAACTTTTCATCACAATCGATTGCAATAACCCAGTCACCTGTCTTGGCAAACTTTTGAAGATTACCCCAAGCAAGGGCTCTAAGCTGACCTTCATGTTCTGTAAACATCGGACGTGGAGTTTGGAATACCTCAGCGTATTTAGAGGCAATCTCTAAAGTATCGTCTTCTGATCCATCATCTGTAAAAATTACTTTATCAACTTGAGTTGATATTCTTTGTAGAACTTCTTCTAAAAATCTAGAAGATTCATTTCTTCCAATCATTTGAGCGTAAATCATTTACTTCTCCTTAAAAACAGATGTGGAGGGGAGACAAACTCCCCTCCATGTCTATATGCGAATAGGACTAACTTCAGCCAATAAGCTGTTCACGAGCCTGTGAAGCAGAAATTCGCTCTACTTCAACATCCTTGAAAACAACCTCACCAGGAACATTTGCATTGCGACGATTGCTCATAGCAATCTTTTCAGCATCAGTCTTATTGTTAGCCTTCACAATAGTGGTGCTTGTTACTGCAAAATACTTGAACTTGTTGTCTGACATTTTTGACCTTTCTTGTCAATTTGATGGATAATTTGTCGATAGATATTCTATAGCATCTTGCATTGAAGATGCAAGTTTAGTTGCCATATATTGTAAATAAACTCTGTTTTTATTTTTATCGCAACAGAATACAACTGCTGGTTGACCATGCATTTTTGCCCAGGCTAACTCAAAATCTGTACCAATGTACGCTCTATCTGAAAGCATGTATTCCACTAAAAGTAGATCAGCTCTTTTCTGTAGAAATAGATTTTTTTCTACAATTTCTTCAGGAGTTTCATAGCCTGTATCTACAATGCTCATTGGATCAAGTACATCATATCCAGCTAAGTGCAGACTATGTGTTGCGACTTTACGCCAAACTGCCCCATAATCTTCGACACCTTCAATAGCTCCAGATAGAAATACTTTAAGAGCCATTACGATCTCTTTTCTCCAAAATATGGTTTAGCCATATTAGATTCAATCATGTCAGTATTGAGACAATCTAAGCCATTAAGATCATATACTTCAGCTAAAACTCTTCCATACTTTTCTGTTTTATCTTTGAATGTTCTAATTTTAATTTCATAGCCTCTTTTATCAAACCAGATTTTAACATATTCTTTTGCTTCTAAACCAAGTTTTTTTTCTTCTAAATTAGAAGTTCGTGACTCCGCAGCATTTATACCAAATAGTCTGACTCGCATACAATGCCATACATCAAAACCTAAATCGACATCAATATCTAAAGTATCTCCATCAATAACTTTTACTACTTTAGCTTTATACCAATAAAGTTCCATTAATTAATCTCTTTCTATACCCATGTAATCGCATGCTTTTCTAAAAATTTCTCTACTTATAGGAAAGAATGAGTCAGCTTCACTAAAACCTTCTCCAGGTTTTGGAGAAGAGGCGTGCCAGCTATGTCCAACAGATACCGATCCGTCATATACAACATTATAATCTAAGTGACGGGCAAAGTATGAACACCAAGTTTCCTCATAATAATGAGGAGTGGGCAAGAATGCACCAGTAGCATCCGGATAAAGTTCTCTATACTTTTCATTATTCATGAGAGCGTTCCAAACATCTCTCCTAATAAAATAGGCTGAACCAGATACTGTTACACAATCTATTCTATCTCTATACATCACATCTGACGGATCATATTCTCTCCACCCTCTATGCTTCGGTTCAACATTAGTTCCAATAATGCCAGCGTGCGTGATAAAGCCATTTTCATCGCGTTGCTTTGGACCTAAAATATGAATATCTGGATTCTCTTCAAAAATTCTATTTATCTTAAATAGATCCGAACTCGTCATCCATACATCCGCATTAAGTAATGCGATGATATCACCCTTAGAATGGGCAGCTAATTGATTACACGCTGCAGAATATCCAATATTCTCATTCTTAAAGGCTGCACTTATCTGATATTTAAACCCCTCGTTTTGTAACCACTCTAAACTATCGTCAGTAGAACCATTATCTGAGATATAGAGATTCCAAGCTTTTGGAACCTGATGGATATCACTATGAAGTGTATCCAAAAATCTAGCCAACAATGGTCTGGTATTATAGTTTATAATACATAAATCTATCATTTATTAACCTTTGAAATTAGTAAGTTAAATGCTTCTTCCGCATCTAAACCATGATCGATGAGCATAAAAAATCTTTTATTAACTTCTAATAGATTACTTGAATCAAAAAACTCAATAAATCTATTTAAATATTGATCTAAATTTTGATTATACTCAAATTTTTCTAACATATTAATGTAGTGCTTTCTTAATAAGAAAAAACATAAAATAGCAGAACATGCTAATATAAACTTACCAGTCTTCGTATTCATCATCATTAAGAAAGTTATTTTCCTCAGACTGATATCTGATAGAGTCAGCTATATCTCTAAACGCTTGTGCATCAGATTCATTATCTTGCTCTGTTGCCAAGAAATCATAAGTAGCTGCTACATGCATGAAAATGTCATAGCTCATAACTACTGCTGTTTCACCTGGAACAAGTTTAATGTTAAGCTTTTTTCTATTCAATTGTTTCTTGCTCATTGTTTTCTTTCTCTTCTATTTTATGTAAACAAATATTATCATTCTCTGGTTCAAACGTTATAAAGAAGATATTTTTATCTTCAGTTGACAGCCCTTCTGGAGGAGGGCTATCTACTGCTATCTTCTTTGTAGAAGAACCATATATCTGACTGTGATTCTTATATACCACAATATAATTAAGCTTTGAGGCTGGCACTTGATACCTTATATGTCTTGATATTAGATGCGAATAAAAATTTTTCCACATCATCCCAATTGGAATATGCTAAATCTTCTATGTAATAGACATGTTTAACAGTTGAATTAGCAATTAGTTTAGCACATGAGAAACATGGCGGTCCATTAACATATAGCTTCGTTGGACGAGCAGAGTAATCTGAATGAAGCAACGCATTTGCTTCTGCGTGAATCGCAATACAGTTATCGTAGTTACTTCCATTTGGAGAGCCCTGTAATGCCCTAGGACATCCTCCATCATTGCAATGAACAGAACCACTAGGGCCACCATTATAACCGAAACCTACTACATGCCCCAAATCATCTATCAATATAGAACCATATTGACGCTTTGAACATGTAGCAAAAATTTCAGATATACTCAAACACAATTTCATGTATTGAACATCTTTAGGTGTAATTGTATAGATGTTCATAACACAACTAGACCAGCTATTGCTGACGAAACCACAGCCACTAACACAGAGATATACCTAATAGATTTATTTTGATTACCAAGATTTAGTACATGCATTGCGCATGTCCAATTGATTAATACTACAAATATCAAGATCTTTAATGAGTAATCCATATCAACCTACCAAAAGTTCCATTGAAATTGGAAACTTATCTTTAACTAATTCTCTTATTGCTTTAGCATACTCTTGAATTTCTACCTGCGAATCTTCTGCTAATCTTTGATTCAAGAAAAGCATAACGGACTGAAGACTAGCTGACCAACGATAGTTCACATACATGCCGTATGCAGGAAGAAAAAGGCGAGCTTGCTCTGCGCAAATTCCATCTCGCATTGCACTTTCGTATAGTGCAACGCCCTGTGAGTAATAATTAATTAAGGCGTGAGTATATTCATCAGCTATAATTGGACTGATAGGCTCGCCAGATCCTTGTTTCTTATTCTCCGGAGCAGAACGCCATACATCTGGAACATAAAATTCTGGATCAGAAGTTACATAACGACGACTAGATTCATTCCAGCCATCCATAGTATGATCGCTACCAACAATGTATTTCCAATGTTGACGAGCAACCATTAATGGAGCTTTAAATTCAAATGTCATAAACGCATGGCGAAATGGTGACATATGCCCTTCTCTAACCAAGAAGCTAATGAGTTTCTCGTCTGCTGGAGTTAATTCATTTGATTCTTTTGCGAATGAAGCCCGAGCAGCATTTACTACACTTAAATCAGATCCCATTACATCTACGAGTCGAACATATCCATTATCTAATACTTCAATCATCTCATTCACCTTCTTCTTCGTCTTCTTCGTCTTCTACCTCAAAGTCTTCATCATCTTCAAAAGCCTCTGCATAATATTCTACCATGCATTCATTAAAGTCTTCTGATATCTTATAAATTGAAGTAAGAAGATTATGGTAAATTGAATCATTGTCAAAGATAAAATCTTCACCCATTAATTGACCCATCATTATCTCAGATATATTCGATATAACATCGGTCAAAGATTGCTGAATAAGAAGGAGCTCTTTGGCATTTATGCGAACTTTAGCTTCAAAGTTTTCACTAATATCTTTTAACTCATCAGAGTTAACCATCTCTGTGAAAATTTTTTCAAAGTCTTTATTCTCATTATTTTCGCTTGACATTTTTTCCTATTATTTAGCGTTTTCCATTATGAACTTCACTTCACATGCTGACGTGGTGCAGTAGTTTTCGCCAATCGCATCTGCTGCCAAACCAGCATACACCCCAGAAAGATCTATTGGAAGTATATTCAAAGAAATATCATTATATTCTTTTTCGGTGATCTGCGTATACGGCATCTGGAGATAAGTAAAGTTCCCTTGCGGCAAGAATGATACAGTCTTAAGTTGTCCATCATACATATGAAGAACTGTTCCGACATGATCCTTTTCTGTTTCTGAATCAAATGAAATAGTTACAGAAACAGAATTGTCTGACCAGTATCTTTGAGCAGCGGCAGCTAATGCCATCTTCTCAAAGATTGTTACATCCTTTTCTGATCTAAGTGCATCAGATTTAATAGGAAAGAATACAACCGATGTAGTATCGGGAGACTCTGAAGCTGGCTCAACACGATAGTTGGCCATTCTAAATAATGGAAGCATCGGATCATCATTAGAGAATCTAATAGCTCTCATAAAATATTGGCCACCTGGAGTCCAATGAACGCCGGGAGATTCTCCTGCAAGGATAGACACGGTTCCAGAAGGTTTTACTGTTGTAGTCTTGATCGACTCGCGAACACCAAGCCATTCAGAATAAATATTATCATATCTTTGCACGGTTGAATAACCTTGGTCCAACCATTCTCTTAGCGTTGGCATACCAACTCGGTCAGCAAAGTTTGCTACACCAGAAACAGAGGTTCCAATTCTTCTATTTCTTTGCATAATCGCATTCGTTTCTTCCCAATGAGTAGGAAGAAGTGTTACTGTTTTTGCATAAAGATACGCAAACTTTAAAGTTCTCTTAAAGTCATCCAAAGAGTCATGTCTATTGAGATATGTTTCTACCAACGTGCAGCATTCATATGACTCTAATGATTGTTCTGCACATGGATTATAACCTGCTACTCGCCAATCTTTATTATTTGGAGCATCAGCTAGTCTTCCATACTTGCGTGACATATCCATCCAGATAACACCTGGTTCACCATTTCTAGAAATGCCATCAACAATATCAGATAGATTGGAGCCAACAGAAACTTCTACTGAGTTATTTGACATCCAACCCCATCCAGGAGCGTCAGCATTGTATGAGTTTCTTTCGGGAAAGCGTTCTGCATTCTTTAAGTTGAGGAAATTATCATCATCTAATCTTCCGATAAGAAGTTCTGCAGATCTGCGTACATTACCCGATACAACACATACCCCAATCGTATTACCGATATCAGCAATATCGACTCTTGTAAGTTTTTCCCCTGCTCTACCATCAAACATTTTTCTAATATGATTGTGAAGTTTAACAAGAGGACCTGCACCGGCTGCTGTTCCTCCAAAAGTTTTTATTGGAGTACCTGCTGGTCTGATATTTGAATAGTCAAATGTAACTGGATTTTGTTCAGGCTTTAAATAAGAGTTAATTAGTTGAACAGTTGAGTTAACCCATCCCTCACGGGAATCTTCTACAACTTCAACAATTGATGGACGATTTGACTCGTAGATAATAAAATCTTTATCGGCACCCTTGTCATCAAAACCAACCCCAACACCAAGCATGGATGCTTCCATAAGAAATCCAAATGGTTTAGCTGGATTATTCTTCGTCATCTCGGCGGTGCTTACAAATGCGCAGTTCTGCAGTGCAGCAGAGTTCTTCTGCACCATTACAATAGGAGTACCCATGACCCATAGTCCACGACCAGGTGGTGTCCACTTGAGATTAAATAAGCGATCAAAAGCTTCTCTTGCAGAAGCTTGAGCCTTAATGTCATTCCAGGGAAGTCTATTCTTCTTGCAGTGTTCTTTTTGTAAAGAGTACATTCCATTAATTACTCTTTCACATACATCAACCCAAGTTTCTTTTGTCCCATCATCTTTTAATCTAGAATAGGTACGCAAGAATGTTATTTCACCTACCGAGTTACCTGCGGCATCAGCGTATCCAAAAGGACTTTTCTTACTTCTGAAAGAATCAACAAAGTCTTCGTTCAATTTGAATATTGTTGCAGATGTTATCTTAAAATAGTTTGTACTCACTTTATCTGCAGAAATTGAAATACTACCGACATTGTTGTCATCCATTACTGGCTCCTAGTTTCTTAATATACTTTTGGTTTGTTTTATTTAGTTCCGCTGTTTTAATTCTAACTATTTGATCCATCGAATATACCTTATGGATCTGTTTTTCAAAGAAGTATCCACTTCTCCAATTTAACACTTTATCTATATTTAATTTATGATTGATGAACATATTACAGATAACTGCACCACCATATGCTCTAACAAGATTTACTAACTTTTTCTCAAGTAGCTCGTCTATTCCTTCTACCTGACTACTACTGGCTTTATCATGTAACCAATTATATGCTTGACGAGTAATTGGGGAAACATCAATAGGATCTATAACCCCAATGCTGAGTATGTTATTCCGATTTTCTGAAATAACTATATCTTCTTTAATTACTGTTAGCAACAGATCGAACCAATCATTTTCGTGAAATTCTTTCCAACCAGTACACCAGAACAAAAGATTACTAACTGGATCTGGTATTGAAGTTTTTTTCACAAGAGGAAGGAGCACAGCACATGAGATCGCTCTCTTGACATGCTCTACTGCCAGATTTTTATCTTTAAATTTATTCATTGCGTTTGAGAATAAATCATCAATATGTTTAGCCCAATTGCTTTCACCAACATATAGATCTAAATATTTCTTAGAAACAGTTCCAGGAAGTGATCCTGACATAACTGCAGTTTTCATATCTTCGGCTAACACACTTAATCCTTTAAAATGATTTATAAATCTGATAAAAGGTATATACTTACCCTTAGAATAGATAAACCCCGCCCTAAGGCGGGGCCAATCTATTGCTGGCCTATACGTGTATTATATCACGTACTGGTCAAGCTGTCAGATTATAACTCAACTCTTTAGAAAAGCGGCGCTTTCTGGATCTCCCACCTTTGAGGCAGCTAGACCTTTTACTGCGGCGATGACAGCTGCAGCTGCAGCAACACCAGCAGACTTCAGGGATGATACGTCAGTGATTACAAACACTGCCAAAAATGCCTGTACAGCTGTCCAAAGAGTTCTTTCAATTATATCTTTTGTCAATTTACTCATATATTTTCCTTTAATTTTGAAATAATTTTCTAAGCGACTTCTCTATAAGAAGATGAAAGGTTAAACTTAACCACACTCCGATTACAGTACTTCCAATAATAGGTTTTTCTGTCATTCTCCAAAAGAATTTTGTTAATGTTTCTATTCTTCTGAACTTTATAGCATACGCATCGTATGCCACTACCCCTGCAACAATCGCTAACCAACCCAAAAATCCACTCAAAGATGTTTTCTCAAGAATGAGTGGCTCTTCAATTAGGTCAGAGAGCGCGCGCCGAAGGGAGACCTCTGTACTCATTTACCTTATTCTTGCCATACGCATTATTGTAGCCAGCCGGTAAACCTTGGCCATATCCATTAGCGAAAACTGTAGTACTTGTCACTCCATGGAATTCTTCTGGAACAAAATATCCGAATGAGCTAGCAACACCTGCAGCTCCATACTCACGCTTTCCGTGACCAACATTAACAAGAGCTTCTGCAGAAGTTACACCATCAAATTTAAAATTGCTATATAAAGCATAGCGACTTACAATATTATAATCGTGTCCATAGCCATTGGCGAACGCCGCTGCCCCAGAGAGTCCTTTGAATTCAAGAGGACGATATCTCGAACCCGTATACTTTGCCCCATTCTGGAAAGTTCCAGATAGAGGATGAACATAGAGAGTTGTTCCATTAAAAATTTGAGAGAGTAATCTGTTACCAGGATACTTTCCAGTACCTGGTATATAGTTATTATCAGGCGCACCATCTAGCACATGTGATGTACTCCAGTTTGCCCAAAAAGAATACTTACCAACAGTACCTTTATAGGGGTGAACCATTCCTTTGGTAGTCTGCCCCTTCAGGACTGGTCTAGGCCCTACATAAAAAGTTGCCATCTTATTTCTCCTTA